CGGACTTACACCCAGGTCCCAATCGTACGCATAAGCTCAGGCTTGTTGTACAAGTGCGCGTTGAGAACGACGCAGAGAATAGGAACGAGTTTATTCCACTCAACATAGCCGATAACTTGCGAATCCCCGTAGACGCTATCGGGATGTAGCGGCATCCACTTGCCCGAGTTGGTTTCCCAAATACCAAGTTCGAAGTCGTTACAGAACTCCTCAGGGTTCTCCGCCATATAGTTATCGCAGTGTACCCCAGTGTGCCATTGGCACGAGACGGTATACTTTCCAACCTTGGCGTGTAAGCCCTGGAAGCCGAACACGGGCGTAAGGTCTAACTCTTTGAACGCCTGTTCGACATCACCGAGCCAGTACTTGAGGATGTCTTCGTTTTTCATGCCCCTATTATATCATAGCCATCCGTCCTGTCAAGGGGAATCCCATAAAAACACGCCGAGCGGACGGGTTTACGCGACGCGGGACTCAAAGCGACATCCTAGCGCCATATATCAGTACTGGTAAATCTTATTATGGGACTCCTTTTTTTTTGTGGGACTCCTAATCAAAATACTAAATATTATATGTGGAAAAAAGGAACACTAAATCTCCTTGAATCGGACTACCTGTCCCTGAGTCCGGGAGCGAACGTCGAACAATACCGAAAAGGAAGGTTAGATGAAATTTCAGGAAGATTAGATGAAATTTCAGCAGGTTTAAAGTTTAGGGCTAGATTTGAAAGAACTAAGCGAAATTTGAAAGCTAAACTCAAAGCAGGGGCTAAGAAGGTCGTGGACTCCCCCGTTACGGCTGACGTTGGGCGTGGAGTCGCTAACGTCGTAAAAGCCGGTGCTAAAACCGTAGGGGCTGGGCTTAAAGGAGCCTACGACGAAGCTAAGCCGCAAGTTAAGAACCTCGTTAGAAAAGCAGGAAGTTATATCGCAAAGAAAGGTAAAGCACTTTTACAGAGGGGAAAAGAGAAACTTTCCAAAAGTTTAGAGCCTGACGAAAAACCGAAACCGAAGGGGAGTTAATATATTATGAGACGTATAAACGAAGGGTCTGGCGGGGTCAAGAAATTAGAACGAAAAGCGAAAGCTTTGAGTAAAAAAGCTGAATCCTATACAGATGCAACCTGGAGCCAGGATGAGACGACTCGCAGAGCTGCTTTTAAGGCTCGTGACGAGGCGCAGAAGAAAGCAGCAACAACGTACCGAAGGCTCGGACGCAGGCAAGGAGAAGGCTCTATGAGACCTCTGATGCGAAGCGTGGAAGCAGGCAAGAAACTGATGAAGTCTACCCCCGAAAATTTAAAGGATAGGCTCATGAAGAAGCATGGTCATAAGCTTAAAAATAAAAAAGTAAACGAACTGAAGAAATCCCTAGACAGTAGAAACACTCTAACTCCCGCTCAATTAGATAAGGAGAGCCCTGAGTTTAAAGTATCTAAGGTATCGAAGAAGAAAGCCGAAAAAGGTAGAGGAGTTACCCTTTCAAGGAAAACAATGGACACCGTTGATAATACGGACGCCAGCCCTAAATATGTAGACGCTACTGGGAAGACTAAATTTGCGCGACTAAGAGGTTGGGCTAAACAGATGAAGGCCAATAGAAAGGATAAAAAGGCCAGAAGAAGAGTGTACAACCAAGTTAAGTCCAACACAGATGAGCCCTCTATAATAGCATTAAAGAAGGATGGTTCCAGACACTTAGTAGCGGGAAATACAAGAGCAACGTTGAGGTCGGCGCTTGGTAAACCTATCAAGGCACATGTTTTTAAAGAGGAAAGAAATAAAAAGAAACCGGGTCTTTGGGCTAACATACATGCTAAGCGTAAACGCGGTGAGAGAGCAGCTAAACCTGGAGAAGAAGGTTATCCTAAAACTTTAAATATCGAAAGTAAATCACCTGCATGGCAACGCAAAGCTGGTAAGAATCCTGAAGGAGGATTGAATCAAAAAGGAGTAGCTTCTTATCGAGCTGCGAACCCTGGCTCTAAGCTCAAGACTGCTGTCACTACGAAGCCATCTAAGCTCAAGAAAGGAAGCAAAGCAGCCTCTCGCCGCAAATCATTCTGTGCGCGTATGGGCGGTATGAAAAAAAGACTAACATCTGCAAAGACTGCAAACGACCCTGATTCAAGAATCAACAAGTCTTTGCGTAAATGGAACTGCTAATTAAAAAATCGCGAAAACCGTATTAAAAAAAATTTCGTTTTAACTGCTATATAATTAACATGGGGACTGCACCACAAACTATTAACTTAACTGCTACAAAAGCCATCATGGGTGTTATGACTCCCATCGTATTTGTAGTGTTTTTCTTTTTCTCTTTGCAATCGGGCGTGGCGGAGAACAAAGAAAAGATTGAAGGCAATAGCGTTTCAATAGAAAAAATGGAAGCGCGCATTGAGTCTATGAGTTCTTTACTGCATGAGAACAACACCAACATCAAACTCATCCAACTTCAAATGCAGTACATTTCAGAAAAGCTAGGGTCCGCGTCTAGACCGACCGCAACCGACCAATGACAAAGGTACTGTGGTAGCCTATATATAACGTATGGCACGCAAGAAAATATCTGAGTTCAACCACAACATCGTTCCATCCGAGGACGCTGATGGTAGTTTGAACTTATTTGATTTAAATAATCCAGATATAAACTTGTTCAACGCGATAGACGATGAACTCATTAAGGTATCCGGTTCTAAAATTCTAATATATACATACGAGCACGACGAAGGGTACGATGACCTATACGAAGAGAACCGTATGAAGGCTATCAATCCTTACCCTAAAGTTGTCTGGGGTCACTATGACCCAAGAGCATTAGAAGAGAACCTCACCGAGTTTGGTATTGAAATTACCAACGACCAAGTATTTACCTTTAACAAGGCTTACCTGGAACAAGAGCTTCAAAGACCTCTACGTTCGGGGGACGTTATAAAGCCTTCATTCCAGAATATTTTCTACGAAGTTTATCAAGTAGTTGAGGACGGATTCTCCTCCTACGGCGTGTACCACCTTCAAGCCTCCGCACGCGTCATGAGAGACACTCCAGAAGTATTTCCCGAGACTGCGTCGGAAAATTAGAACACTACGATTAATAGGAAAACTAAATAAAGTATGAAACGGAACTTATTGGAAAGCAGACAAAATCGAGAACTAGCTTCGATGATGATTAATAACGCCCGAGGAAACGAAACCCCTGAGCAGAAAAAGAAGCGGCTTGAGGCAATTAAAGCTTTCAATAGGCGAGCTATGGCTAACCGACCAAAGAGACGTGCTATTGATTGGGAATCCGGTAGGGACCCACGAGCTGAACGTGCTATCAAGAAAGCCACTAAAGGTGTTAAGAAGACTAAACCAGGTGCAGCTAGAAGAGCGGCTCAAGCTCACGGTGATGTTCAAGAGTCTACCTCGTACCGCAAGGGAAGCACTACCGAAATCAATGAATTTTTTAGGAAAACAATCAATAAAACCCGTGATGCTGCTGGCTCCACTGTACAAGGCACAGGCGAACTAGCAGGGAGAGGTATTAAAGCAGCTGGGGATACCGCTGGCGAGACCGTCAAAGCGGCAGGCAAGCCAGTAGGCAAAACTGTAAAAGGAGTTTCTAAAATTACAGGGAAAGGGTTAAAAACTGGAGGCAAAGTTGTAGGTAGGGTAGGTCGCCGTGTAGGTATGGGAATGATGGCGAAAGGCGCAGCATTGTCTGGTACTGGTATTGGAGCGGTCCTCGGCGTACCTCTCGCTGCGTTGGGAGCGGGACTCGCGGGAGCCGGAACTGCGGGAGAAGTTGCAGGGAGAACTGTCGGAACGGGTCTGGACAAAGGCGCTGGCGTTCTAGGTAAAACTGCGGAAATGGGAACTAGAGCTGCGGGCTCGGGAATTAAGAAAGCAGGTGAAGTAGCCAGGGCTGGCGTGAGAAAAGTAACTGGAGCAATCGGAAACACAATTAGACCGAAAAAACCTGGGTTGAACGACCATATAGAATACTCGAAAGGGAGACTCTCTGAAATCCTAGACGCTCAAGGGAATGAAATTAACCCAGATAAACCAAAAAAAAACACTAGCCTAGTACCCGTAAAAACAGGACAGACAAAACCAGCAGTCACACCCCCTAAAAAACCAGAAGTCATACCTCCTAAAAAACAGAGTACTCGGCCAAAGCCTAAGCCTAATATTACTGATGTAGACGCAGAAATTATAAAGAAAGCTAATCCAAAAGCTGGGACATCATCTAAGTCCGGCAGAGCTGGCAAGGTAAAGGACTGGGTTAAGAGAGCTGCAGGTAACACAAAGGAACGGGTTCAGAGAACTGTAGGCAACGCAAAGGCACGGTTTAAGCAAGCTAGAGTCGAAAGAGCCGCACATAAAAAAGACATAAAAGCCGCAAAGATGGCAGGTCGGATAAAGCGTGCAGAAGACGTAGCTAGGGACCCTAGTAAGGGTCTAGGGTATAAAGCTGTAAGAGGAACTGGGAAAGTCCTAGGCAAACTAGGTAAGGGTGCTCTCACAGGAGCCGGTCTCGCTGCGGCAGGTGTTGGCTACCTCGGAGGTAAAACCTTAGGCGCAGCAGGCAGAACTGTAAGCGGTGCTCTTAGAGGAACAGGTAAAACCGTAGGTGGTGTTGCTGGAGGAGCGGGCAGAGTTGCAGGCGGTGCTCTTAAAGGCGTTGGAAACTTCGCTACGCACTTATCCCGTATTGGAGATGCTACCCGCTCGTAATGCCTTCTAAAAACATTGCAGTTTTCTTTGGGGATGAAACCTTTCCTAAGAAAGGTCGAGGTCGGAGTTCTAAGGAATGGGAGGCGTCTGTTGGCAGACTAGCAAACGTACTCAAGGAATTAGATATACACCACGCGTACCTGCCTTCCTACAAAGGAACTAATATAATCGCGGGTCACATTTTTAAGAAGCTGGGAATACCGTACACGTTAGTGATTCCTCATCCAAGCTTTGGAAGCAATTCAACCATACGGTCTAAAGCCAAACTGGCTGAGGTTGCCTTAATGGCTGACAAGACTATTGCTTTTGGAGACAAAGAAGACGACTCCGATTTAATCCTAAACATTAGCGAAGTGAAAGAAGACTTCGTGGATTACATCGGAAAGCACTGTAACTCTATCATTATTGCGTCCGATAAGAAAGGAATGACTAGGAAGCTAGAAAGACTTCTCAGGGAATTTCCCGAGGATGCGTTTACCCAAATATTTACCACTCACTACTAAAGAAATACCCTCGCCTCCTATTTAAGAAGACGAGGGCTAAAAGAACTAGGCAGGACTACATCAGCTTCACAGCTTCTTGGTCTTTGCCTTTTTTCATTTTAATGGATAGAATACCGTTAGTAAATGAGGTCTTTGCTTCTTTGGCATCGTAAGCCCTCTCAACGTTCAACGAGAAGTTAATATTCTTTCGCGAGATTCCCCTGTGCATTTCAATGGCAGAGTCGTCGGAATCTGCAGGTTCCGCACTAATGTGAAGGATGCCTTCACTGGCAGTTACGGAAACCTCATCCTCAGTATACCCTGCTAGGGCAAATTCAAGCGTAAGCTCGTTGGTGTCTTTGGACAGCCACACATTAGAGTGTGGGAAGTTCGGCAGTCGGAACACTTCAGACTTTCTTGCCTCAGGAATTCTATCCCAAGGTCTCACAACATTGCTGAAGTTGCTGCTCGTGAGTAGTTCTAAATCTCGAAAGATTTTATTAAAATGTGTAAAATAGTGATTCATGTTACCTCCATGGTTTATCGAATCATTAGAGACCCTTTCGGCATCTCTCAAAATGGTAACCTTTGCAGCGTTACCGTTAGTTTCATAGTATATTATAGTTCTTAGAGAGCCATTTCGTCATTTTTTCCTTCACCGGCTGAATAAACTACCTTTTCAATGCCGTGACTGCGAAGAAACTCTTGGCAGCAGGGGCAGGGTTTGGCTAGGTTGCCTCCCACCCGATATACGTAGCAAGTTCCTCCACGTAAAGACCGCTTAGATTTTAAAGCTGATACTAAGGCTGATGCCTCTGCATGAAGGTTGCCTGAATGAGAATTACCGAACGTAGGGTGTGTAGCTGGTTTGTTATACCCTCTTCCGACCACAACACCTCTGCGGTCAATAATTACAGCACCTAGGCGATATTTTCCATATCCCTTCAGGCTTTCTTTTTGTGCGATTCTCATCATATCGTAGTTACGTCTGGTATTTGGTAGGAGCGGTAGGACTTGAACCTACGGTCGTTCGCATATAAGACGAATGCTTTAACCAACTAAGCTACGCTCCCAAATACTGAATGAGGTAGACCGTCTTACTGCCTACAGCTGGTCTCGCGACTCAGCATACCTCACTCATATTATTATAGTCTTTGGCTGGTTGTTTCTAGGCGTGGGCGGGTAAGTTTTCTCCTGCCAGCCGTACGAAGGCTAGCCTGTTTTTGTTGTACATCTCATCAGGCTGACCTACGGACTCATGCCTTAAAAGCAGAGGCGCAGTTTTATTTACAAACCCTTTCCTAAAGGCTTGGTATGTGTAGAAGATATCATAAAAATGCCAATCCCCTTCAAAGGTTTTAGGCTTCCGCAACTGGATTGAATTTAACACCGCCCCGGTCGCCGCGAGGAACACCCCGTCCATAACCACAGTGTTCATTTGAGGTCCGAAACACTCCAAGCGCATACTAGATGTTGTGGTTCCATGAAAAATAAACCCACATAATGGGTTTTGAGGGCTCATAGGGGCATGCTGAGCCCCGTACCCTTCCCACCAAACGGCTTGCTTGGTTAGGTATCTGGAACCTGCTACTCCTAGAAATCCGGACTTTGGGGTCTTAAAATGATTATCTAAAATCTCTGTAAAATCTTCGGGGCTAGATAGGATTTCAATATCATCATGACACATGATGACTTGGTCATTCGCAGTTAAGTTAGCTTCTCTAGCCGCTGAATCGTACGCTTCGAATATGGACGATTTCCCTATTAAAACCTTAATGGAGTACCCAACAGACTTCAGAAAGGCTTTTAATTTGTCTAGTGTTTCGGATTTACCCGTTCTAGAAGGGATAAAAGCATACTTTCTCATACTATATAAAAGTAAACGCACTATAATAAATTAAATGAATAATGAGGAAATTTTAAAAGAGTTCAACCGGTGTGCTGAGGACCCGGTGTACTTTATAAAAAATTATATTAAGATTATTCACCCCGTCCGAGGTCAAGTTCCTTTTGATTTGTATAAATTTCAAAAACGAATTGTTACAGAGATTAACGATAACAGGTTTAACATTATCAAGAAATTTAGACAGGCGGGGGTTACCACAATCATGTGTGCCTACTCGTTGTGGTTCATTATTTTTAATGAAAAAAAGAACGTCATGGTCGTGTCCATTGGTGACCGAGAATCTACGTCCTTCCTTAGGCGCGTAGTTGAGATGTATGACGAACTGCCTTCGTGGCTAAAGCCCGGTGTTCATGAAAGAAACAAACACAACTTAGTTCTCGAAACTGGTAGTAGAATCAGGTCACAGCCAGCAGGTGCTGGTCGTGGTGAATCGGTATCTCTTTTGATTGTAGACGAAGCTGCCTTTATTGCGGACATGCAAGAATTTTGGGCTGCGATGTATCCTACCTTGTCCACAGGTGGTAATGCTGTACTTCTTTCCACTGTTAACGGAATGTCTAATTTGTACTATGAAATTTACAAAGGAGCCGAACGTGGGGAAAATGGATTCAATGTTATAGATATCTTTTGGAGGGAGCATCCGGAGTACACAGAAAAGTGGGCAGAAGAGATGAGACCCGCATTAGGCGATAGGATGTGGAGTCAGGAATATGAATGCGACTTCCTAGGCACTGGTGACACCTTCATCAACGCCGACACCTTGCGTCGAATGACGGATAATACGGAAGAGGAGTATAGCATTTCTTACAATAATAGAATGAGGATTTTTAAAGACCCAGAGCCTCTACATTCTTATGTCCTTTCAGTGGATGCATCCTTCGGCAGGGAAAAGGACTACTCAGCGTTTCACATTATTAACATGTACAATGGAGAGCAGGTAGCTGAGTTTTACTCCAACAATATATCTCTAAAAACTTTTGCTCAAGTTATCCACGATGAAGCCACAAAGTACAATCTGGCTTATGTCGTAGTAGAACGTAACGGACTAGGTTTGGCGCTTATTGAGGAGCTTTGGGACGAGTTAGAGTACGAGAATATGTGGACGGATGACAAAGGTGAGATTGGAATTCTCGTTACTGTAAAAAACCGGGACACAATCTTGAGTGTTTTAGAAGAAGGACTGAGAACCTCTAGATATAGGATTAACTCTGCTCGTACGGTCGGTGAGCTTCAAACCTTTATTATTACCGAGAATGGCAAAATGCAGGCTGATGATGGGTACCATGACGATTTGGTTATGAGCCTAGCTATCGGAATGTATGCATGTAACCAGATTTTCTTAAAGAGTCCGATAGCCATTGAAACTTTAAAATCCGACGACAGTACAAAAACAACTCCAAGTCCTCTCTCAAGGTCTAAATACAGTGACCTTAGTGAGAAAGAAAAACTAAAGGAATATATGAAATGGGTTCTGAAATAAATAACGACAACAACCTCCTTAACGAAGAAGGATTCTCTGAATTCCCCGAAGCCACAAGGCACGGGGGAGACTCTTTTAATAATGGTAGGTTTTTTGGCTTCTTTAGCAAGTTCTTTGGACGCAAGAAGAAAGGACGTCCAAGATTAGAGCCACCTTTAACTGGTGATGCTCAAGACGCTAAAGGCGGAGACCTAATGCCAGCAGGAGATGAAAGAGGCGGAGAAGCTATGGGTATTGGGGTTTCCAAGGGATTCCTCAAACTTCCCCGTGTTGAGCACAGTAGAAGAACTCGTTACAGAAAGTATGAGTTGATGGATGATTATCCTGAGATTGGTGCCGCGTGTGATATTTATGCAGACGACTCGACCCTCAAAAACGAAGAAGGAACCCCTTTCGTTATTGAAACAGAGGACAATATTGTTCGAGAAACCTTGGAAAAGTTTATCCAAAAGGTGGACCTGGAAACACACATCTGGGATATTGTACGTAACGTAGCTAAGTTCGGAGACTGCTTTGTGGAAAACATTGTAGACCTCAACAACTCCCAAGCAGGCATTCAGAGACTTAAAATCCTAAACCCAAACTTCATCTATCGCGTGGAAGACACGTACGGATACCTTAAGAAGTTCTACCAAGAAATCCCGAGACCGGGGGATAACGTAGCAGGAAGACCACCCATGGATTCAGTAAGTATGGGTGGCGGAACGGCTAACGGTAAGATTATTACTTTGGACAAAAACCAAGTAATCCATTTTAGACGGCACACTTCCGATGCCAACTATTACCCGTACGGTAAATCCATTTTAGCTCCTGCGATTCAGGCTTGGAACTCCCTAAAGATGATGGAGGATGCCATGCTTATCTACCGCCTCCAAAGAGCGCCAGAACGCAGAGCTTTCTACATTGAAACAGGGTCTATCCCACAGAGTAAAGTAGAAAACTTCATGGAGCGGATTAAGCAGAAGTTCAAGAAAGAGAAGTTCTGGAATCCGGACACTGGGGCAATTGACGAACGGTACAACCCCCTCTCAGCAGATGAGGACTTCTTTATCCCGACTAGAAACGGTCAAGGCACTAAAGTGGAGACCCTACCCGGAGCTCAAAACTTAGGCGACGTTGACGATGTTAAGTATTTCCGGGATAAACTATTAGCTGCTCTTAAAGTACCAAAAGATTTCATCGTTGAAAAAGAGCAATCTGGTGAAAGAAAAGCAAACCTTAGCCAACTAGATGTAAAATTCTCAAAGACGGTAATGCGACTACAGAGGGATATTGAGTCTGGGCTTAGAGAGGTTTGTCGTAGACACTTACAGTTAAAGGGCTTCCCGGCTGTAATGTACAATAACTTCAAGGTTACCTTGTACCCACCTTCGGACATGTTCCTTAAAAGAAGGTTGGAGACTGACGAACAACGTTTGCGTATTGTACAGGCAGCTAAAGGGCTAATGCTGTTCCCTGATGATTACATCTACCGTACGTACTTCAACTTGACTGATGCTGAAATTAAAGAAATTAAGGAGCAGTTGAAGAAGGACGCGGAAGAAATGGCTAAACAGCAGCAAGCTGCGGCTCCACCGGCTCCTATGGGTGGCGGTATGGCTCCTCCAGGTATGGAAGAACAAGTACCCCCAGGAGAAGGAGGTGATGTTCCCCCAGTAGCAGGTCAGCCTCCTCAGCCGGGTCAACCTCCGCAACCGCCCCAAGCATAAAGTTTTATAAAATTTTACTACAATATTGCCGTTCAGCGGCAGTATATACTATACTAGTTCTCAAGTTCATGAATAATTTCAATCAAAACATTTCCTCTCTTTTCGAGTCTCGCGACCGCTCCCTTACCAAAATTAATGAGGCGGTCGATTTTTTAAGCCGTAGCACTCGCGAAAATCTAGCGGTTCTTAAAGTAGATAACGAAAAGAATACTCTATCCCTTGTTTCAGAATCGGACAACCTCGTAAGTTGTTCTTTTGAAAAGGATAACGACGACATCAGACTTTATAACTTCAAAACTACCAACCTTGAAGAGGTGTTGTCAGACGAGTACATGGATTCTGTTACTAAGTCTAAAGTATCTGATTTTGTTCATGGGATTAAAGAAGGTCGGTACACTGATGCGAACACCAGCTTCGATGACCTTCTAGCCTCATTCAGCGATAGAAGCAACGCAGCCGAATATCGTGCGCAAGTACAAAAGGCTAAGGATTCTCTTGATAAAAATATTTTCGACCCCCAAGGCGAGAAGTTTTCTCAAATTCAGGAGATGAAGGATTCAATCAAAGGTGAACTGGAGAAAGTAGAGGAGTTTGATATCGACGTTGTAAATGCTTTAAAATTAAACAACGCAATCTCTAAGGCATATAACTTACCTAAGCAGGAGATTACCAACCTTTCCGAAATGAGAGTTCCTAACAACTCCAAGTCGGATTTATATCAGATGATTTGTGAAAATGAACTAGTACGCAAAGAAATCATCAACGCCAAAGGAAACCTTGCCAAAGCATGGCACAACAACGAGTTTATCTCTGAGCTAGCTTCCTGCATTTACGAAGACGAATCTAAGATTGAAGAGAAGCTAATCGGCGTCGTTACAGAAATTCCATACTTCGCACTAGCGAGCAAAGGCGAAATTCAAGAAGTTCTTGCTTCTACCTACGATGTAATCAACCCAGGCACCGTATCCACTAAGGATATTAAAGGCTTTACATCTAAGATTTTCGAACTGAAGAAGCCAGTCAAAGAGGTTATTGTAGAAATGCTAAACGCCAAGTATGGCATTAACATTAACAACCTAAAGATGCTTCCTTCGTTTAAGACTCTTTCAGAAACTCAGTCGAGCCTGTTTAACCTCCTGTCGGAGCACGTTACAAAAGGTAGCGTAAGCCAAAAAATCATGAAGGAGTTCAGCTCTCACATGAGAAACAAGAGCGGGGTATCTGTCCTAGATGTTTCTGATTTTATCGCAGACTTGTTTGAAGACGTAAGATTTGCCGATGAGGAACTAAACCACTTCATGAAGCCTATCAATCTTACCGAAGCTATCAAGGACATGCTAAACGACAAAGAAGAAGAGGAAGAGGGCTCGGAAGAAGCAGATAAGCCTGACGCTAAGAAAATCAAAGCAGTCGCTAAGAAAGCAAAAGACCTTGCCGCTAAAATGAAAGGCGAGAAGCCGGAAGACAAGGAAGGCGATGATGCAGAAGCAGACATGGATGGCGACGGCGACGTTGATAAAATCGACAAGAAAATCGCCAAAGAAAAGGACGCCATCGAAGACGAAAAAGACGAGAAG